TCACCAGTCGCAGCGCTGGTCGATCCAAAGGGTCATCGAGCCCACGTACTGGGCCTGATTGGTGCGGCTCATGCAGGCGGAGAACGCCTTGCGGAACAGGCTCCAGTTGCGATCCGCCTCGGTGAGCAGGGCGTAGGTCGTGGTCGCCGAGTCGGCCTCAGTGGCGCAGCTGTGCGCCTGGGCGATGACCAGGGGCGCCTGGGCGGGCAGGGCGCGGATCTCCCCGATCAGTTCGCCGCGCTGCTGATAGACCGCGGTGCGGACCTTGGCGGCGGCCATGGGCGCGCGGTGACCGGCGGCGGTGCAGCCGTCCGGAGCGAGCCCGCCGGTCCACAGCCTTTCGGCCGGGTTCCAGAACACCGCCGTGCGATAGGCGCTGGGCCCTTCGTAAGTCTCAGCCGCAGCCTGCGTCCCGGTCGCGAACAGCCCCAGGAGCGCAAGCGCGACGATGCGTGCGGCTTGCATTCCACTCCCCCCGCGCCGAGATCGCCGAAGCTTCGCTTTAGAGTCAATGAATTGTTAAGCCTGATTGGTTAACGGCGGCGGAGTGATGTTCTTGATTTGTTCTTGACGACCGCGCGCGAATTTGCGAGACTTTCGGCATCGTCGAAAGCTGCGTCCGTGGCGCGGCGATGCCCCCTTCCGACGATCCCCTTTCCAATCCGACGGGCGCCGCCCGATCGGGCGCTTGTCATGCCGGGAGACGCGCGATGGCCCCGAAGCCCTTCTCATCCATCGACGTCCCCGACGAAGTCTGGGAGGCGAACGCCAGAGCCTGGCGCGCGCGTCAGGACGCGGAGGCGGATGGCGGAGACGGCGGACTGGGCGACCTGCAACGCCTTCTGCAAAGCCCGCAGGAGGAGGGGCGTCGCAATGATGTCTACCTCGACAGCCGTGGCTTGCCGACGGTCGGCATCGGTCACCTGGTGAAGCCCGCGGACAATCTGCAGGTCGGGCAGCGGATCACCGATGCCCAGGTCGACGCTTTCTTCCGCCAGGACGGCGCGGAGGCCCTGAGGAGGGCGAAGGAACAGGCGGATGCGGCGGGCATAGACGATCCGGATTTCACCCGCCGCTTGGCGGCGGTGAACTTCCAACTCGGCGCAAAGAAATGGCCGGCGACCTTCCCCAAGACCTGGAGCCTGATCCAGTCCGGTGACTATGCAGGCGCGGCGAAAGAGCTTTACAACTCCAAGTGGGCGAAACAGACGCAGCACCGGGTCGATGCCTTTCGCGACGCCTTGCTGCGGCTGCCGCCCAAGCACGCGCCCTAGGGGGGGGTGAGGATGCGCAGAGCCTTGGCGATCACCGTGGCGGGCCTTGCCCTGCTCGGCGCGGCGAAGCCTCCATCCCAGGGATCGGGGGCACACACCTCGCCCTACAGCGCCATCTACTGCCTTGGCGGGCCGAACAACGATTTCCGCTACTTCGCCGCTAAGGAACAGCCCGACGGCCGTCTGCTGTTCGGGGTCTCGCACTGGTATCCGAGTGGCGCGGCCACAGGAACCTATGGCGTGGCCGATCGGGAGGGGGACCACTGGAAGTACGCCAGCCCCCCAGACGAGTGGGATCCAAAGGATCTCTATCCGTGCACGGTCCGGATCTGGCTGCGGAGGGACGGCGTCCCCGATGTCGTGCCGGACAAGGTGGCGCGCTGCGTCGGCGGCTACGGACAGCCCATGGGGCGCGTGACCTTTCCGAAGCGGGCCTACTACCGACCCGTGACGCACGAGCTCGACGACGCCGAGGCGTTCGAGGCCGCCGACGTCTGCGGCGACTTCACCGGGCGTTGAGTTCTCATTTTGTTCTTGACGTGCGCGCGCGTTTTTGAGATGATCCTGGCATCGCTGAGAACTGCGCCTTGAGCCCCTCGGCGGGGTGATCGGCGTAGGCTGATCGGCGTGTGGGGCGCGAGAGGGCGGGCTTTCTTCCGAAGCCTTCGGTCCAAAGCTTCCGTTCCAAGGCGTCCCTTCCAAAGCCTTCTTTCCAGAGCCTTGGCGGCCACGGCCGCCGTCCGAACCCGACGGGCCTCGAGCCCGGACGGGCCTTAGCCATTGGGGCCTTCATTGTCCGACGACGAGATCATCCGCGAGGCGCGCGAGGCTTTCGAGCTGGCTGCCGACTCGGAGGCCGAGAACCGGCGCGAGGCGCTGGACGACCTGCGTTTCGCCCGGCTTGGCGAGCAGTGGCCGGAGCGGGTGCGACGCGAGCGCGAGCTGGACGGGCGGCCGTGCCTGACCATCAACCGGCTGCCGGCCTTCATCCGCCAGGTGGTCAACGACGCACGGCAGAACAAGCCGGCCATGGTGGTTCATCCGGTCGACGACGCCGCCGATCCGAAGACCGCGGAGGTGTTGAACGGCCTGATCCGCCACATCGAACGATCGTCCGACGCGGAGGTCGCCTACGACACCGCCCTCGATTTCGCGGTGACCGGCGGCTTCGGCTATTTCCGCATCAATACGCGCTACGCCAGCGACGACACCTTCGATCAGGACCTGGTCATCGAGCGGGTGGCCAACCCGTTCTCGATCTATGGCGACCCGAACGGGACAGCGGCGGACAGCTCGGACTGGAACACGGCCTTCGTCGTCGACACCCTGCCCAAGGCGGTGTTCGAAGCGCGCTGGAAGGGCGCCGAGGCCGTAGACTGGGGCGCGGATTCCTACGCCCAGCTAACCGGGCCCTGGCTCGAGGGCGACCAGGTGATGGTCGCCGAGTACTGGCGCCGCGAGCCCGTGCAGCGGAGCATCCTGGCGCTGTCGGACGGCCAGGTGGTGGAGGCGTCGGTCTACGCGGCGCAGAAGACGATGTACGACGCGCTCGGCGTCAGCGTCGTCGGGCGACCCCGGCAGGTGGCGAGCCACAAGGTCACGCAGCGCATCCTGACCGGCGCGGAGGTGCTGGAGACCGTCGACTGGGCCGGCAAGTACATTCCGATCGTGCCGGTCTATGGCGAGGAGCTGCACGTCGATGGCAAGCGCCGGCTGCGCAGCCTGGTGCGGGACGCCAAGGACCCGCAGCGGATGTTCAACTACTGGCGCACGACCATGACGGAGCTGGTGGCGCTGGCGCCCAAGACTCCGTTCATCGGACGCAAGGGCGCCTTCGAGACCGACAGCGCCAAGTGGGCGACGGCCAACACCCAGACCCACGCGTACATCGAATACGACGGACCCGAGCCGCCGCAGCGCCAGTCCTTCGCCGGGCCGCCGGCCGGGGCGATGCAGGAGGCGCTGTCGGCGTCCGACGACATGAAGGCGATCATGGGCCTGCACGACGCCAGCTTGGGCGCCATGTCCAACGAGACCTCGGGCCGCGCGATCCTGGCCCGCCAGCGGGAAGGGGACGTCTCCACCTTCCACTACATCGACAATCTGAGCCGGGCGCTGCGTCACGCAGGACGCATCCTCATCGACCTGATCCCCAAGGTCTATGCGGCCCCGCGCGTGATCCGGGTGCTGGGGCCGGATGGGACGGCCGGGGCGGTGGCGGTCAACCAGCCGCCGGCCGCCAACGGCGCGGCCGCCCAGCTCGGCGACATCGAGAAGATCTACGACCTCACCATCGGCAAGTACGACCTCACCGTTGCGAGCGGACCTTCCTTCACGACCCGGAGGGAAGAGGCGGCCAACCAGATGATCGAACTGATCCGCGCCTATCCGCAGGCCGCGCCGCTGATCGGCGATCTGCTGGCCAAGAATCTCGACTGGCCGGGAGCGGACGAGATCGCCGCGCGCCTGCAGGCGATGCTGCCGGCCCAGTTGAAGGGCGGATCAGCCGAGGCGCAGCAGCTGCAGGCGGCGCAGGGGCAATTGACCCAGCTCGGCCAGGCGCTGAAGGCGGCGCAGGCGGAGATCGCCGCGCTCAAGCAGGACCAGGCGCAGACCGCGCGGCGGCTTCAGATCGAGGCCTTCGAGGCCGAGACCAACCGGCTGAAGGCGATGCGCCGATAGACGTCACTTCTCGATGTCCATCGCCGCCGTCAGGCGCAGATCGCGGCAGAGGTCCGCGGCCGGCGGCCAGCTATCCTACATCGCCCCGAGGGGCTCAATCCCAAGGACAATCCATGGACCAGGACGACCGCAAGGCGGCCGACGACATCGCGCGCGCCGAAGACCAACCGGGGGAGGCGGAGGCCTATGAGTCGGAAGAGGGGGAGGGCGAGGCGCCCGACACCTTCGAACTGGAGCTGGACGGCCAGGTGCACACCCTGCCCGCGGCGCTGAAGGGCGCGTTCCTGCGGCAGGCCGACTACACCCGCAAGACCCAGGAGCTGGCCGAGCATCGGCGGGCGCTCGAGAGCGAGCGCATGGCCGTCGCCGAGCAGGCCCAGGCGCACGACGAGGCCCTGTCCGATCGGGCGCACCTGGCGGCGCTGGACCAGCACCTGCAGGATTTCGCCGAGCTGGACTGGCGCCGGCTCGCCGAGGTGGACCCGCATCGCGCCGAGGCGCTGTGGGCGCGGTTCCAGCACGCGAGCGACCTGCGGAACGCCTACGCCCACGCCGTGGCGCGCCACGCCCACGGACGTCGGATCGACGCCGCCGCGAGGCGGCCGAGGCGCTGGCGTCCACCGGCCAGGCCCTGGCGCGGGAGATCGAAGGCTGGGGCCCGGAGCTGGCGGGTCGGATCGTCGACTATGCGCGCGGGCACGGGGTGACGCTGGAGGAGCTGCAACACGCGTCGGACCCGCGGGTCTGGAAGATCCTGCACCGGGCTTACCAGGCCGACCAGGCGGGGCAGCGGGAGGCGGCGGCGAAGGCGCCGAGCGTGCGTCCGGCAGTGTCGGTCAGCGGCGCGGCAGTGGCGGGCGGCGTGCGCGACGAACTCGGAACCAAGGAGTGGATGCAGCGCCGCGCCGAACAGGTGCGGAAGGCGCGATAATGATGTTCACATATTGTTCCGAACGGTCTAGCTTGCCTGAATGGAGCGGGCGATGAGCGCACCCGATGACCTCGAGCACCTGCGCGCGCGGGTGGGAAGCACGCTGGTGGACGGCTTGCTGGACCCGGTGGGCGGGCCCGCGGCCGCGGCGCTGTCGCCGGATGTGCAGAGTCTGACGCCCGGCCCGGACGAGGCGCCGTTTCAGATGGCGTTGAACGCGGGTCAGCGCTTCATCGTCCACAACGGCATGAAGCTCTCCGGCGCCGACAAGGTGCTGGACGATTCTCTGAACCGGATCACCGGCGGCCGCTTCACCCGCGACCAACTGCATGCGCTCGAGGATCGCGCCCTGAACCACGCCGACTGGGACGCGGACAGGTCCTTGGCGGACGTGCAGCCGGGAAACCCGGTGTTCGTCGATCCGCAACAGAAGGCGAGCCTTGACCGACTCGTGCGTCAATCGGGCTCCGACGCACTCGGTCAGGAGGCGCAGAAGGCATATGACGAGGCTTGGCGAGATGGACGGATCCGACTCCGGAACAGGTAAGGCCCCACGCACGGTCCCGCGGTGGTGGTTCCTCGTCGTCTTCGCAGCCGCCCTGGCGTCGCAAGCCTATGAATGGACGTGCGGCGCGTGCAGCACCTGGCCTGCTGAGCTGCTCACGTCCGTGTCGCAGGTTGGCGCGTTCGGATTCCCCCAGCTGTCGATTCTGCTTCCAAACGGCGATCAGCCCGAGTGGTTGAGGTTCGTCGAGACCATGGCGCTCGGCGTCGTGGGCGTCGCCTTCTACTGGCTGCTGATCCGGCGTTTCCTGGCGCCGCGGGTGCGTGTCTGGGTCTTCCTCCTCGTGCTGGTCGGCATCCCCGTCATGGACTTTGCGCTGGCCTTGCTCTTCCTGACCGTCGGAATGGACCTCCATCATCGCCTGTTGGGGCTCTGAGCCCTCCGATCTGACCGCGTTCGCATCTTCCCGGCCGCGCGCTGCGCCATCGGTCGGGAGCACCCTGCGGCGCTGAACTGACCAACCTGCCGCCGCGGGCGCGAGCCCGCCGCACCCGAGCACGCGGCCGACGCCGCCTCGGGCGCTTTCGCGCGGCTTCATCCCATCCCTGAAAGGACAGACATGGCCAACGCCATCCTGACGCCGACCGCGGTGACGCGGGAAGCGCTGCGCGTGCTGCACCAGAAGCTCAACTTCGTGGGCTCGATCACGCGCGAATACGACGACAGCTTCGCCCGCCAGGGCGCCAAGGTGGGCGACACCCTGAAGGTGCGCCTGCCCAACCAGTACGTGGTCCGCAGCGGTCCGACGCTCGCCGCCCAGGACACCACCGAGACCTCGGTGGACCTGAAGGTGCAGACCCAGAAGGGCGTCGACCTGAACTTCACCAGCATCGACCTGACCCTGTCGCTGGACGAGTTCTCCGACCGGATCCTCGAGCCCGCCATGAGCGTGCTGGCCGCCAACATCGAGGCGGACGCCATGAGCATGTACAAGGACGTCTACAACCAGGTGAACAACCAGGGCGCGGCGGCGACCTTCGCCAAGGTGTTGCAGGGTCGGAAGATCCTGGTCGACAACCTCGCGCCCCTGGCCGGCCGCACCTGCAACCTGAACACCCAGGACAACGTCGACCTGGTCGACGCCCTGAAGGGCCTGTTCAACGATCAGTCGAGCATCGGCAAGCAGAACCGCGAGGGCTTCATGGGGCGGACCGCCGGGTTCGACTTCATGGAGAACACCTTGTGGCCGGCCCACCCGCGGGGCGCGGCCAACGGCGCCTATGTGGTCAACGGCGCGGGCCAGACCGGTTCCAGCCTGACGGTCGGCACGGGCGCCGGCGCCGCGGTGAGGGGCGACGTCTTCACCATCGCCGGCGTGTTCCGCGTCCATCCGGAGACCAAGCAGGCGACCAGCGCCCTGCAGCAGTTCACGCTGACCGCTGACTATGCGGGCGGCGCGGGGGCGCTGCAGATCTCGCCGGCGATCGTCACCTCCGGCCCGATGCAGAACGTCTCGGCCGCGCCCGCGAACGCCGCGGCGATCACCTTCGCCGGGGTCGCCTCGACGGCCCACGGGATCTCGATGGCCTACCAGAAGGGCGCCTTCGCCTTCGCCAGCGCCGACATGGTGATGCCGCGCGGCGTCGACTTTGCGGCGCGCGAGGTCTTCGACGGGGTGTCGATGCGGATCGTGCGCCAGTACGACATCAACAACGACAAGTTCCCGTGCCGACTGGACGTTCTCTACGGCTACAAGACCATCCGGCCGCAGCTCGCCTGCCGCCTGGCGAACAACTAGCGCGCTCCCCTTCGCGCTAGTCGCCCGGGCGGCCTGCCCCCGCTTTCCTCGGGCCGCCCGGGCCCCTCTCATCCATTCCGATCGGATCCCGCATGGCGATCACGACCTACGCCGAGCTGCAGGCGGCTGCGGCCAACTGGCTCGTGCGCGCGGACCTCACCGCGCGCATCCCCGAATTCATTGCGCTCGCCGAAACCCGGCTGAACCGCGCCCTGCGGACGCGGCTGGCCGAGACGGAGCAGCCGCTGACAGGCGTCGTCGGCGCGCGGACGATCCCGCTGCCGGCCGGCTTCGCCGAGCCCCTGGCGCTGTGGATCCTGCGGTCGGACGGCTCGCGCTGCGCCCTGCGGTTCGCCGAGCCCGGCCTGCTGGCGGCGACCAGCCTGCGCGGACAGCCGAGCCTCTGGGGCGTCGACGGCGGCGCGCTCGCCTTCGACCGGCCCTGCGACCAGGCCTATGGCTTCGTGCTGCGGATGCTGGCGAAGTTCCAGCTCTCCGACGCCGCGCCGACCAATGCGCTGCTCGCCGACTGGCCCGACGTCTATCTGTTCGCCACGCTGTGCGAGGCCGCTCCCTTCCTGCGCGATGCGGAACTGGCCCAGGCCTATGCGGGCAAGCTCGAGGCGGCGCTCGCCGAGATCAATTCCAAGGAGGCGAGGAGCCGCGCGCCGCGCACGCTCGCCACCGACCTGCCGCGGCCGCGGGCACCCTTCGACATCCTGAGAGGAAGCTGATGCTGCACCCGATCGGGCCCGGCGTGCCGGAAGCCCTGCGCGCGCTCCTGAAGTCGTTCCGCGACGCCATCGAGGGGCTGCAGGTTCCCGGCGAACCCAAGCCGGTGTTCGCGGTGGCCCAGGCCGGCCTGCCGCCGGCCGCCAACCATCCCAACTGCGTCGCGCTGGTGAGCGACCTCAACATCCTCGCCCACTCCGACGGCGTGCACTGGATCCGCCAAGACACGGGAGCCGTGATCGTCTGATGCCTTCCTCCTGGTCCGCCTCGCTGCGCTTCGAGCTGCAGTTCACGGGCGAGAACATCAACCTGTGGGGCGACAAGCTGAACGTCGTCCTGAACCACGCCGACTACGCCATCGCCGGCTGGCTGACCAAGGCGCTGACGGCCAATGCGACCCTGACGTCGGCCAACGCCGGCGACGACGAGGCGCGGGCCGCGATGCTGAAGTTCACCGGCGCGGGGCCGTTTACGGTGACCGTGCCTTCGGTCAGCAAGAGCTACCTCGTCTGGAACGCCTGCGCGGCGGCCCTGACGCTCACCACGGGCGCTGGCGCGACGGCGCTGATCGCGCCGGGCGAGCGCGTGGCGTTGATGTGCGACGGCGCCGGGGTCTACCGCGTGCAGGGCAGCGACTTCGGCGGCCAGCGCCTGACCGGCGTTGCGGATCCCGGCGCGGCGCAGGACGCGGCGACGAAGGCGTACGTGGATGCGACGGCGTTCGCGGCGAATGCAGGGGTGCTGCCGGGGCAGACGGGAAACGCGGGGCGGGTGCTGAAGACCGACGGGGTCGGAGCCTCGTGGGGCGGCATCATTCTCACCCAAGGCTCGGTGAGTGGCCAATTCAGCCTGCTCACCAATGATCAGACCACGCCACTAGGTGGTCTCAAGGCCGATACGTCGGGGCGCGTCGCTCTCATAAACGGTAGCGGCGCGAACCGTCTAGTCACCGCACCGGACGGCTCCGTGGCCGCAGTTTCGGACAGCGGTGCCTCAAATATCCTCGCGTCTCAGGCCATGGCCCTGGCGTTCGCCGTAGCTCTCTAGGAGAACCACATGCCTACGGGTAATAATTTTATATCGCCGCAAATGCCGAAGATGTGGACAGCTATTGCGTCCGCCGCAGAAATCACCTTCAACACACCGACGAACGTTGTTGTTCTGGTCGACGAGACTATAGATACGACCGGCGTCCGGATCACCTCAATTTGTGCAATTCCGAGAGGGGCTGTCGGCTCTGCTTGTAACTGCCAGCTCTATAAGAAAGTCGGCGCCACCTATACGTTGATTGATAGTCAGCTAATGCCAACGGTGACGCCGGGTGCTGCCGCGGCGAATCCGAAGACAGATTTCGGCTATTCTGAAGACAATCCCTTGGTATTGGGAGCCGGCACCGGGCTTGCCGTGGCCATCGGCCAATCAGTTTCCAACGGCATTACTTTCCGAGCTCATGGTGGGGTATATTGATGCGTCGGGACTTGGGCGCGGCGCCTAATCAGTCAATGAGTGGCCACAAGCCCACGGCGGCCTTGGAGCTCGTTGGTATAGCCGATGGCCAGAGCGGTGCTGGATCAATCATTGCAGCTAAGCCCTGCGTTGCGGTGATCTACGCTATCGGGGGCGGCGCATCGGGAGGCTCCGGATCTCCACGTGAGATTGGCGGTGGCGGGGGCGCAGCGCTGCTGAAGACTGTGAAGATGGCTAAAGGGCAGACTATTTCTTGGGCGGTCGGCGCCGGTGCGGCTGCGTCTGGGCTGGCAACCTACGGATTTGATGGAGGCGACACTACGGTCACGCTTCCAAACGGCTTTGTCCTTACCGCTGGCGGTGGCAAGGCGGGGTCTGCGGTTTCTCCTACTGGGAACGGCGGCATGGCGCGCGGTGGCGACGTCAATCGAGCTGGCGGTGCCGGGGGAGCCTCGGGCAGCGCGGGGACTTCCGGCGGCCTCGGAGGAGGTTCGGGCGGAGCTACAAACGCCGGCGGTGGAGGGGGCGGCGGAGCCGGCTTCAGCGACGTAAGTTCAATCGGCCTGAGCCTTGCTGGGGGAAATGGTGGCGCCGGACAGCCTGTAGGCGGCAGCGACGGAGGCGCGGGTAGTACGTTTGGCGCTGGGGGTGGTGGTACTCAGAATGGCGCAAAGCAGGGCGGTGCCGGTGCTTCAGGTCGCGTTCTCGTCCTGCTCGCGCGAACTTTCTGACGTCATGAACTCAAAATCATCTGCGCCAACCTGCCGCCATATCGTTCGTTGTGGCGAAGCGCGTTCGTCGCGCTCGGTGTCCCAGTCGACGATCTGATCCATAGAGATCATATACCACGTTGAGTTGAGGGCGGGCTATCCCCTCCTGGGATCCCAAGCGCGCCCACATTCTCCGGCCTGCGGGCCTCCTGGGCGTATCCAAAACCAGACATCCTCGCCTTGATGAAGCCGAGCTCCCTTCGGAGCGCCGGTCGGCACCCCATGCTTCTGGACAGAAGGTCACATGAGAATTCCCCTCGACCTGCCGCCGGGGTTGAACGGCGATGACACCTCGTTTGCCGGGTCGGGCCGGTGGGCGGATGGGTCGAACGTACGGTTCCGGCTGGGGCGGCCACAGGTGGTCGGCGGCTGGGAGAGCCTGACGGCGAGCAAGCTCACTGGGGTGTGCCGGACGGCGTTCCCGTGGACCGACAACGCCGCGGTGCTGAACATCGCCTTCGGGACGCACTCGGGCCTGCAGCTGTGGCAGGGCGGGGCGATGTTCGACATCACGCCGGCGAGCGGCTTCACGGCGGGCGCGGTGGACGGCGCCGGGAGCGCGGGGTTCGGCACGGGCGCCTTTGGCGTGGGCGGCTATGGCCTGCCCTCGACCGGCGACTACTTCCCGCTGACCTGGTCGTTCGCGGCCTGGGGACAGAACCTGCTGGCGAGCCCGCGCAACCAGACGATCTTCGCCTGGACGAACAACACGGCCGCCAAGGCTGCGCCGCTGGCGAATGCGCCCGCGAACGTCACCCACATGCTCGTGGCGCCGCTGAACGGCGGCTACCAAGTGTTCGCCCTCGGCTGCAACGAGGAGGTCTCGGGCGTCTTCAACCCGCTCTGCATCCGCCACTCGTCGATCCGCAACAACAGCCAGTGGAGCACCTCCGCCTCGGGATCGACGGCGCGGGAATATGTGCTGACCGGTGGCGGCCGGATCGTGGCCGGGCGCATGGCCGGACCGGTGATGCTGGTCTGGACGAGCGACGCCCTGTTCCTCGGCACCTATGTCGGCGCGTTGAACCAGCCGTGGCGCTTCGACCGGGTCGGGCGCAACTGCGGCCTCATCGGGCCGAATGCAGCGGTTGTGGTCGGCCAATCGGCTTTCTGGGTCAGTCCCGACCGGCAGTTCTATCGCTATGTGGTGGGCGGCGAGCCAGAGCCGATCCCGTGCCCCATCCGCCAGGCATTCGCGGAGAACGTGGCCGCGAGCCAGGGCGACAAGATCGTGGCTTCCTCTAACGCCGAATTCGGCGAGGTGCGGTTCGACTATCCTGACGGTCGGGACGGGTATGAGAACAGCCGGTATCTCGCCCTGTGCCTGACGGGCCCGGACGCCGGCTCCTGGTATCGCGGAATCATGGGCAGGACCACATTCGTGGACGCAGGTCCCAGCGCTTTCCCCGTCGGCGTCGCCTTCGATGGCGCGGTCTATTTCCACGAGAAGGGCCGGTCGGCCGACGGGGCGCCGTTTTCCTGGTTCGTCGAGACGGCGGACAGCTATCTCGATCCTGAGCACGGTCTCCTCGTGCGCGGGCTCTGGCCGGATTTCAAAGGCCAGGTGGGGCCCGTCAACGTGACCGTGACGGCGCGGCGGACTCCGCAGGGGGCGGAAGTCTCTTCTGTTCCCGCCGCGATGGCGGCCGGCGACGCGAAGACCGACCTGCTGCTCAGCGGGCGGCTGTTCAAGGTGCGGTTCTCCGGCGCCAGCGCTCCGACCGCGTGCCGCATCGGCGAGCCGGTTTTCGACGTGGCGGCGACGGGGCTGCTGTGAGCTTCGAGGAGGCTTGGGGCCGCGCGGCCCCGCTCCTCGATCCCGCCCTGGCCCATGCGGGCCGAACCCACAGACTGGACGACGTCCGCGGCCTTCTGGCGCGCGGCGAGGCGCAGCTGTGGTTGGGCTCGGCGAGCGCGGCGGTGACGCTGGTCGAGGCCGATCCGTGCGAGCGCCGGCTGCTGATCTGGCTGGCGGGGGGCGAGCTCGACGAACTCAGGGGCGCGCTGCTGCCGCAGATGGAGCGATGGGGCCGCGGCCAGGGCTGCCGCCGGCTGCTGATCGTCGGACGCGCTGGATGGGAGCGGGCGCTGAAGCCCGATGGATACGCGCCGCTGGCGCGAGTGATCGCAAAGGACCTCTAGATGAGCTTCAAGATCGGCGGTTCGGCCTCGAAGTCGAGCTCCACCACCAACAGCAATTTCAACACCACGACGACGCCCATCGTGCCGGAGTGGGCCTCCAACCTGACCCAGAGCGTCGCGGGCCGGGTCGGCGCGCTGAACGGGCTCGATCCGAAGAGCCTCGTCGCGCCGGCGAACGGTCTCCAGACCCTGGCGGGGGCGGGCGCGCAGCACCTGACGGGCCAGCCCTGGCTGTTCAACAGCTCGGTCGGTGAAACGGGCTATGTGATGAACGCCAACGCGCCGCAGGTCGGGCAGGCCGCGACAGCTTCGCCCTACATCCAGCAGTACATGGACCCGTACCTGAAGGACGTGGTCGGGGCGGCGGACGCGGACCTGAGCGCCAACGAAGCCAAGGTGCGCGCACAGCAGGCCCTCGACCTGGCGGGATCCGGCGCATTCGGCGGTTCGGGCGCGGCGCTGACCCAGTCCATGACGGAAGGCGAACTGGCGCGGGCAAGGGCTTCGACCCTGTCAGGCTTGCACTCCCAGGGTTTCAGCCAGGCGCTGGGAGCGGCGCAATCCGACGCGCAGCGGGCGGAACAGGCGAAGGAGCTGAACGCCCAGTTGCGGTCCCAGCAGATGGACCGCGCCCTGGCGGCGGCGCGCCAGCTTGGCAACCTCTCGAGCGACTACGACGCCAGTCAGCGCGGCAATATCGCCACTCAGGCGCAGGTGGGCGACATGCTGCGGGGCGTCGATCAGCAGCAACTGCAGGCCCCCGTCACGAGCACCCAGCAGGTCGTGGCGATGCTGAGCGGCCTGCCGATCCAGCTGTTCACGGGCGAGCAGAAGACGGGAACCGAGAGCAGTAAGACGAATGGAACCAATGTGAGCGTGAGCGGAGAGGCGTCGTGGCCAAAGTAGTTGGTCAATCCGAACGCCTCGCTTCCCTCGAGCAGCGCCTGACCGACCATGAGGCGCGGTGCGAGGAGCGGCTGGTGGAGATCAAGAGCTCGGCCGCCCATACGCTCAAGGCGGTAGAGGGGCTCAAGAACCGCTTCTGGGCGATCGCGATCTCACTTCTCGCCTGGGCTCTGGCGCAGCTGTGGTCAGCAGACCAAGGCCGGGTGGGGCGGCTCGAAGCGCGACCTGCCGCCGTCCAGGAGGTGTCGAATGGCCCACCTGCTTGA